AGGTAGATGGATCGTACACTAATGGAGTCATGATCAATGGAATATAAGGAGCATAAACAGCACCAGTTTCTAAGAATTGGTTACCACGGAAGCCCATTAAGATGGTGTTTTCCAACATGTAAGGATTCTTATAAACTTTGTAACGGCTATTTAACTGACCAATCTTCTGAACACCGAATGCATACTTCATGTTGTCAGCTGCACCGTCTGTATCAGCAGCAAATCCTGGGATTGATTCCAAGATAGTTGCTACAGTTGGAGAAACTACCATAAAGTTAGCGCCACCACGTAAAGTTCTTTGGTGGATTGTGTTAGATACTTTTTGTAACTTAATACCTAAAGTTTGGAACCAAGTCATTTGAGTGTAATAAACACCGTTTACATTAGAATCAAATCCAGTACCAGCGTTATTTAATTGGTTACCAACTTTTGCAGACCATACTTCTTGAATTGGAGCGTTCTCAATTAACATATCTAAGATTTCTAAGTCGATCTCTAAAGAGATGTATTCAGATAACATAGAAGTTAATTCAGCTTCAGCATCCAAGTTTTGGTATGCGTTTAAGTCTTGAGCAAATTCTGGAGTCCATTGTGCTTTTAACTTACGAGTTTTAGCAGCAATAGTTTCAGAACGTAATTGTACGTTGATTTCAGGAATGTTGATAGCAACACCACTGTTGAAACCAGAGTTAGAGTAAGGTTGTTGATCTTCGAAATCACCACGAGCGTTATCAGCAGTCTTCTTGTTGTAGAACACAGTTGCTACAGAAGAAGCAGCGATTTCAGCAGTAGAAGCAGAAACATAGAATACTACGTTTGCACCACTGATAGTAGTGAATTGATGTAAGTTATCAGCTTCAGTGATAGAACCAGAGATGAAAGAGAAAGCTCTAACAGCGTTTGGATCTAAAGAAGAAGAGATAGAAGCTGTAGGAACAGTGATAGCTTTAACAGTAGCTAAAGCAGCATCAGTACCACCTACAACAGATGAAGAATAGTTAGCATCAAAGTTAACTTGAGCGAAAGAAGCAGAAGCTACAGCAGAAGAAGAAACTACAGTTACTGAACTAGAGAATTGGTTGATTGAATAACCAAAACGACCAGCACCATAAAGACCACCTTCAGCTAAGTTACCAAATCCTTCAGTACCACTTGGAGTACCATACATTGAATTACCTGCAGAGAAAGGATTCTTGTTAGTACCATATTGGAAATCTAAGAAGAACACTAAACCAGCTGGTAAGCTCATTGGTTGAACTGAAACGAATTCTTTAGCTGCGATTTGACCAAACACTTTACGAACTAATGGTAAAGCTACGCCTGCCCACTGCTCACCAGTACCTGGAGCGAATGTACCGCCAGTACCAGTTTGTGATTGTTCAACTACTAATTGCTTAGCTTGGTTTTCAAGCATCATAGCCATGTTAGATTTGTTGTAGTCAGAAAGACCTTCTAACAAACCTGATTTTTCCCATTTTTTAGCAAGACGCGCTGCGTCTGTTTGCTGTGACTGCCATGGGTTAGCAGATTCGATTAATGATTGTACTGCACTCATTTTAATAAGTTATTTTTTTATTTATTTAATAATTCCTGCTAATTGTTGCATACGACGAATAGCAGCGTCGCTTTCTACAATCGGTTGGGCTGGGGCAACACCTGCTGCTTTAGAAGCAAATCCAACTGATTCTTTAATTGTATTTTTAGTTTTAGTAGTGATATCTTCAGATAAAGTGTTGTAAACAGTTTTAACTTCGTTTACAGTAGCAGCTTTATCAAAAGCTTTCAATACCTTAACTTTTTGAGCTTCGTTTAAAGACTTGGCTTTGAAGATTTTGTTTGTATAAAGAAGTTTAGCGTTTAAAAGATTAACTTCGTTTAATTCAACTTGTAGAGTTTTGATAGTAGCGATAGCTTCTTCTAAGTCTTTTTTAGCTTCTTCAACTTCTTTTTTCTTAGCTTCTTCTACCTCTTTCTTACCTTCTTCTACTTCTTTTTTAGCTTCTTCAACTTCTTTCTTTTCTTCAACAGATTTTTTACCATCTTCCTTGTCTAATTCAGCTAACAATTCTTCAAGACTGATAGATTCTTCATCTTCAGTTTCTTCTTCTTCGCCAGCTTCATCACCCAATTCAATTTCGTCTTCTTCTGTTTCTTCTTCAGATTCACCACCCATAACATCTTTTAATACGTCACGGATAATGTCTTTAAGCTCATCAACAGTCAATTCGGTCATTTCGTCGTCGCCTTCAGCTTCTTCTAAAGACTCTTCAACTTTTTTCTTGTCGTCGTCTTTTTTCTTAGCTTCTTCAACTTCTTTTTTACCTTCCTCAACTTCTTTCTTAGCTTCTTCCATGTCTTTCTTACCTTCCTCTACTTCATCTTTAGCTTCTTCAACTTCTTTTTTGCCTTCTTTCATTTTTTCTTCGGCTTCAAGTTGAGCTAAAATTTCTTCAAGATCAGTTTCTTCCATGTTGTCAGCTTCGATTTGCGGCTTCTGGGAAGCAGCACCAAAACCAATTGTTGCCTCGTGACCCTCTTCTTGAGTTTCTACTAGGTCTAAGTCTTCAGCATCAAAGCTAGCTTTGTTACCTTTTTCATCTTCAACTTGAACTTTACCATTGAATCCACCATCTGGTGAAACAACAGTCATTACTCTTTCAGGTTGTCCATGAGGATGTACTTTAACACCCGCTTTAATGTTTTCTTTGCTACCTTGAACTCTTTCTTCTAAGTCTTCTTCCATCTCGTTTAATTTAGCTGAAAGCATAGACATGATTTTTGGAGTAAAAGTTTCTTCAAGAGCAGCTTTAGCATTTGCTACTGCAGCGTCGCGAACAGCTTTAGCGTCAGCAATTGCTTGACTAAATAATTCTTGATTTGTCATTGTGAATTTCTCCTTTTTTGACTTGATTACTTATTAGAAAAGTAATATAAGGATTGTAAATATTAATTTAATGAGATATTGGAGATCTCATATTGGGGTAATCATAAATATGTGACAAGTACGAAAAGCGACAAAAATGAAACCCATCCTTGTAGGGATGGGTCAGTCTATCAATACTATTAATAGAGGGGTACTTATTTTATACAGCAAATGCCTGTTTGAGAACAGATAATTTCTGAAATTAAGTTATTTACTTTAGTGTATTTACCAAATGAGCGAGCACCAGGTACATAACTTTCACTTAATCCTGTTGGTTTCATAAATGCACCTTGTGTTGAAGGTGTTGATACGAAATCCCAACATAATAATTCAAAGTCGTCTTGTACTTCAACTGTACCTTCACCTAATGGACGAACTGAGCCCATACCACGAGATGAAATACCAACAGTTATATTATTTAAAAATAATTCTTTTAATATATTACCACTTGGTGTTGGTAAAATTTCTATTTTACCCATTAAATCAGCTCCATCCCACCATAATGATTTGATGTTATGACATACATTCTTTAAGTTAATAATAGAAGAATCTGGATGGTCTAATTCACCTAAAGCTCTGTTTTCAGCGATTGGTCCAGCCATGTATTTTTCAACTTCACGTAATAATGTTTCTTTAGGATATACTCTACCATTTTGATTTTTAGCATCAGCACGTTGCACAACACCTTCAACAATTAAGTTTTTAGATGGAGACAACTTTGCCTCATGCAAAGCACGAGGCGAAGGTGAAAATGAAAAATATTCTATTAATACTTGCTTACTCATGTTATACTACATCAATTTTTCCTTGATTCAATTTATTTAAGCTATCTTGAGCTGCTCTCATTTTAAGAGTAATTCCTTTCAGTTCAGCATCTTTAACTTCTTTAGTTTTACTTGTATCAGCTAGTAATTCAGTTTTTTGTTTGTTTAAAGCTATTAATTTAGCTTTTTCAGTCTGAATTGCTGATTTTTTAGCTGTAGCGTCTTCTATATCACCTTCTTTTTGTAAAGCAGCTTTTAATGCTTCTTTAATTTTAGAATGTTTATCTTTACCTTCAGCAAAGAAAGTACTAGTTACTTTTCTATCAGATGGAGCTTTAGCGTTGAATAATTCAACAGCTTTATCAACACCAATTGTTTTAGCTAATGATTTTAATTTTTGATCTATTGCTGTTCCAGCATCCCATTTTCTAGGATCGTCACTCATTTCATGATACCAATCATATCTAGACACTAATTGATTAAATTGACCTTCAGCGCTTGAATCTCCATTTACAGGATCTGATTCAATATCTTCTCCTAAAAATTCTTCATAATCATCTAACATATCCCAGTTAGATAAAAGAGCTCTAATAGCAATTTTACCTTTAGGAGTTAGTTCACCATTTCTATCTGACCAACCTGTAATTGCGTCTTCTAAATCACTATATACATCACTATCTCTACCCCATTCATCAGCTACTTTATCTAACATAGCGTGAATTTTAGTTCCACCTGGAAAATTAGGGTCGTTATGATGTTCATCCATTCTAGAACCAGCTGGGTAAATAAGATCACTTTGAGACATCTTATTGTTCATATTAACAGCTCCTGGAGGTAAACCTGATGGAGTGTTAGGGCGATTTGGGTACCATGATGCCCAGTTTACATATCCATCACTGTATCTAACTTCACCATCAATTCCGTCTTTTTTATATTTTTCAGGATTAGCTTTAACTTGAGGATATAATTGGAATAGTGTTTCTTCAAAGTCTTCATAATTGTCGAAATACTTAAACGCTTCATTCATTTCTTCTTTACCTTCACTCATTTCTTTACTTGGAAATTCATTTGGAGTGTCGAAAAAGAAGTAACTCATTTCTTGTTTAACCCAATCTTCAATTACGTTATCAGGTGTTTTAGCTGGGTCGTCATATTTCCAGAAATGATCAGTATAATTATCAAAGAAATATGTTGATGACTCACCATATCCTTTATTAGCATTCATAAAAACATCTACATTTTCAATTTCTGTAGGATCAATAGCTGATTTAAGATATGCTTCAATAGCCTTAGAATTTAATTGGTAATCACCTCTTGCATCAACAGTAATATATTTACTTTTTTTAGCTTCTTCTAAACCTTCTTTAACTACTTTCTCTTTACCTTCAACACCTTTATCAGGCATTACTTTAACACCTTTAGGTTTTTTAGAACCTTCTTCTTTTTTACCTAAGTTATCTTTAACATTAGCTTTATCTAACTTACCAGCACCTTTTTTCAAAGTACCATCAGCGTTAGCCTGCATTCCAGGAGCATCAGTTTCAGTTTGTTTAAAAGTAAATGGTGATGGTTTAGCATTTAATAGAGTAGAATAGAAATTAGCGTCTTTAGCTAAATTCTTAAGCACAGTAGCCTTAGCTTTTTCTAAAGCTTCATCACTGTAATCATCTAACTCAGTTAATTCAAACTGAATACCATGACGATATTCATATGGATTAACTGTATCAATAGTTACTTCTTTTTTCTTAGCTTCTTTTTTCTTATTTTCAGTTAATAATGTTGTTCTATTAATACCGTATATAGAATCATTATAATTAACTTCGTTAATTAAGCCAGCTATGAGCTTTAATCTTTCTATTTCGTTAATTGGTTTTTGCATATATATAAATATTAGCGTCCTTGTCCACGATATGCTTTTGGCTTAGGAGTATGTTTGTTAAATGATTTTTGTCCAGAACCTGGTCCTGTTTTGCGTTTGCCAAAAGTTGTTTTTTGGCTGTTACTCGCTGACTTTGCCTTTGCCATTTTTTAAATATCGTTTGCGATTAATTGTGTAAAATATTCTCTGATGTCTAATACTTCAAATCCTTCTTCAGTTAATTCATTCATCATGATTTCAGCTGCTTTAATCATTGCGATTTGAGCACGGCTGCTTGTTACAGCATCCATACGTTCAAACATTTCTGGAGTTAAAGCTTCTTTAAGTTCTTCTTTTTTAGCTTCTTCTATTCCATCTCCATCTTGTTCAATTTCTTTAATTTTTTTATTGCAAAAATCAATAATACTCTTTAAGTATAAAATTGGATCGTCAGCATACATTAAATCCATTTCAATATCTGTTTCAATCCCACCAGCATCTTCATTCTCTTCTAAATTCTTAGAAGGATCAGCAGCACTAATTGTACTACTAATGTTTTGTAATTGTTTATGTAATTCAGGATTTGACTTTTCAAGTGCATTTTGTGCTTTAAAGATTTGAAGAGCAGTTAAACCAATACCAGCAACACCCGCTAATGTACCTAAGATTTCTGCAAAAGCAGAAGCATCTTCCTTTAAAGGTTCTTCTTCAGCTAAGAAGTCCATCATTTTTTCTTCTTCAGCTTTAGCGTAATCTTCTTTAGCTAATTTTTCACCAGCTTCTTTACCTTTTTCGTATTCATAAGCTGCTTCGCCTTCTGTTTTTAATCTAGAGTAGGCACCTAGTTTATTTTCAACTAGGAATTTTTTCATGTCAAAATTGTCTGCCATTTTATTTTAATTTTGTAGATTTTAAAAATAATTGTTTTGCGCTTTCTTTAATTTGAGTGAAAGCATTTTCAGTATATTTTTTATATTTTAAGTCCTCACCTTCACTTAATTCACTCTTTAAACGATCAACGTATTCAAAAATACGATTGATTTCGTTCATTTTTTGTTTTACTTGCTTAACAGCTTGATGGAATTGATCTGGTTTAGAACGTTGTTTAGTTGAGTTTCTAAATTGAGCATATCCTTCTTTTAAATACATACCTGTTAACTTTCTTAACACTTTAATAATTTCTTCTCTTGAAGCACCTGGAGTGTTCATCCATTGTAAAAATACTTCTTGAGCATCAGGTGATAAAGTACCATTTTGTTTAGCTGCTTGTAAGTAAGTTAAAATTTCATCTGTGTTAGAATTTTGAGCATCCATTTCTTTTAATGGTTTTAACTCAGATGCTTTAACTGTTTTCTTTTCTTTTTTACTACCTATTAAAACATCAACCCAATCATCACCAGATACATTATCTTTTTCAGAATCAAAATCATGAACAATAGCTGTATTACCAGCATATTGACCACTTGTTATTTTTACTTCTTGATCACGTTCTATCTCCCATAATTCTTTATAATCCATAGCTTTAGATGGACGATTAGGAACTGATGGAGCGGCTTTCCAATCTTTAGGAGTGCCTTTATTATCACGCTTACCAAAAGCATATTTAGTAGCTACACCTGCACCAACACCTGGAGTTACAGAAGCGCCAGTACCTGTTACTGACATTTCCTGTTTAAGTTTGGTTTTTAAAGTTTCTTTTATTTTAGTTTTTTTATCCATTTCATTTACATTACTATTAGGAACTCCAGCTACATATCTTTTATTATATTTGTCAGATAAATAGCTAGCTAATTCTTGATTCATGTTAAAATCATTCTCTAAGCTATCATTATCATTTTTACTTTTGATTCTATCAGATATATATTTTAAAAAACCATTTTCTACAGTGTCATCAACAATTGCTGATACGTCATCATCTATGTCTAATTTATCTAGCCAAGTTTTAGTTTTTTTATCATCTGGTCTTAAAGTAGCTGCTTTTATAAAGTCATATAATGTTTTAGCGTTTGACGCTCCAGGAAAGAATCCTAATACTTGATCTAAAGCAAATGACTTACCTTGAGATACTATTTTGTCACCTTTTTGTTTTAAAGATATACTGTTAATAGCATTTTTTAAATCACCGTATGTCTTTAACTCTATATCAGCCATTACTTGATATTTTTAATTTCCTCAGCTAATTGTTGATATTGAAGTAACGCTACTAAATGTTCATCTTTTACAGACGACTTGTTAGAAATTGGCTTTATCAACGTTATAACTTCGTTTAACTTGATTTCAGTTGTCTTATCGTCAACTTGTTTAACTAAGTCACTTAATTCAGTTTTAACTTTATTAAGGTTTTCGTTGATATAAACTTTAAGGTGTTCAGGATTAGAAATGTTGTTAATAAATTCTTTAAGTACTGATTTTTGACGCTCACTTAATGTTGAATATTTACTATTGAATTTCTCAATTAACATTCTATAAGCTAAGATACGTACATTCTTATCTTCATTAGATAATATTTGTTCAACTTCTGATTCTTTATTTTCAACTAATTGTTTCTTAGTAATATGTTCCAATAAAGCAAGCTTGTTAAGTACTAATTGCTTAGGTTCAACAAACTTATTCTCTATAGCTGATTCAAATAATGTATAAGCAGCGGCTAATGTTTTGTAGTTATTGACTTTGGCTTTAAAGAAGCTTTCAAGGTTGTAATGTTTCTTAACCTCTTTGATTAAGTGGTATTTTTCCTTAAGTAATTGCTCTTTATCTAATTTTTTAGCTAATTCTATAGTTGTATTTAATAATACTTCAGCCTTACCTTCGCTTAAGCGTGGTGCTGTCAGAATGGTGTGATAAAGCTTATGCTCTTTTGCCATTTCGCTGTTATGATAGAATTTTTTTACAATCTTTACAGCTTTAGAATCAGTATTTGCTAACGTATCTGATGCAATTTGACGAACTAATAGCTCGAACAACACACCAGTATTACGAAATTTGTTATGTTTGATACGCATAGTTTAGTATAATGATACTACTTATAAATATGTAGTTTATTTAATTTCATCACGAATATTATCTTCGTTTAATAAATCACTTTCAAATAAAGTTGTACGACGGTTTACGGGAATACCATCAAACATTGTTTTATTTTTAAGGAATGTTTCCATAGCTAACGGTGAACCGCCTTTCCATTGTGTTTTTGCTAAACTATCTTCTTCATCTGCGCCAGCTGTGCTATAAGTTTTAGTTCCAATGCGATCTTTACCAAATGGATTATCTTGACGATTAATATTTGAAACAGATGCTTTAGGACGACCAACAAGGTGTACAGGTTCATTTGGATTTTTCTCATTGTATCCTGTTGGTACGGCGCCATCACCTCTACCCTTACCATAAGCAGTAGCTAATTGAGATGGTGTACCATATACCTGGCCTGAATCATCTGGATCGTTGCCTTCGTTTTCGATTTGGTTTAATCTGAATTTACGTTTCTTGTCTTCAATGATTAAATCACGATACTCATCATATTGATCTTCACTGAAGTGGAATAAATTGTCATAGATCCATTCAGTTGGTAATAAGCTAGTATCCATGATGTTGGTAGCTAATTCAACTTTTTCTTTCATTAAGTTAACACGCTCTTGATCGTAAATGATAGAAGGTGTTGTTAATGATAATTCAAAGTTTGTTAATTGTTCACCATCAAATCCTTGAGTATATAAGTGTACTAAGGCAATCTTAGTTAATTCAGATAATAATATACGTTGAATACGTTCAACTGTACGAGCGAAACGAATATCTTCAGCGGCTAATGTAGCTTTACCAGTTAAGTCTTTTTCATAACCCATAAATGCTTTAGGAATCTTAAGAGCGGCAAATAATTTGTCTCTTAAATAAGCAACGTCTTCAATACCGTTATACTCTAAACCTTTCGCTGTATCAATACGTGTTGATTGGTCATTTCCTCTTACAGGGATGTAAAAGTCTTCCATCATGTTCATCATATTGTACTTAAGGTTATATTGTCCTGTTTGAGGATCGATATAAGGTACTTTCTTAAGTTTTTGTACTGTTTTCTGCATAAATGCTTCTACCTCATTTGGAGGAATAGCACCTACGTTCATATAGAAAATACGTTTTTCAGGAGCGCGAACAATTCTATGAATCAACATCGCATCTTCCATTAAAACCATTTGTTTAAATATCTTACGGCCTGGTTCTAGGTAACTTCTACCATAAGGTAAATAGTTAACATCACTTATTAGTCTAAAGTGAGCCATTTCGTAATTTTCAAAGTAAATATCTGATGTAGCTGTACCTAAAGCGTATTGTGTTTGTGGAGTTGTGATACCAGATACTGATGTTGGATCGTATTTAAATCTTACATAAGTAGGATTTGTTGGGTTAGTACCTTCTTCTCTAATAATTGAGTAAGCTGAGAATGGTATTACATTATATACACCAAATTTCTCAGCAATTTCTAATTTAAGATAAAAATCACCATACTTACACATGTTACGAGCCCAACTCCATAAGTTGAATTCAATATTTAATACATCGTAGAATAAGTTGTATAATATCTTTTGAATATTTTCATCAGATGAGCGAATATGGAGCATTTCACCATGTTCGTTTTTCAAAGTACATTCATCTGCTATAATATCTAATGCAGATGCTACAATAGCGTCTGTATCCATTGATTCATAGTCAGTATAAAGTTGTACTCTTAATGTTTGGTAGTTATAAACGTTATTAACGTTGTAAATACCAGCGCCAGATGTTGTATAAATCTTAGTAAAACGGTCTACAAGCGCGTTAGTTTGTAGTGTACCTAATGATTGTATACGATCTGTATCAATTACTCTTAGTTCATCGCCGCCAACGTTACGAATAACGACGTCTGAAGAGAATAACCGTTTTAGATTGTCAAATAATCCCATAATATCTTAGTATATGTTATAAATATTTATTTAAACCAACCAACTGATATCCTCCATACCACCTCTACCATCATCCATATGCCATGGGTTGTTACTTTGAGGACTATGTGGAGAGTATACGCTAGTTGCTCCGGTATTATATGAAATTCTTCCTATACCTCCAAGTGAAGCACGAGTTAAATCCATACCTGTTTGAGAGAATTTTAAAGCGGTGTCACGTAAGAACATACCAATACCAAAGGCCATTATAAGGTCATCATTATATCCATCATTGGCTTGGGCTTTACCATGTTTCCAAACAAATGTTCTTAATTCTTCTAATGTGCGACGTGATTGAATAATACAAGCTCGTTCACGCATATAAGCTTCTAATTTTGAAATAACAAGTGGTCTTGTTTTAGTTGAGTTGGTAAATCCAGGTACTAAGTTATTATCATTTCTACTTAAGAAATTATCCATTGTGATATTAGCTGTATCTGACTTAGATGAGTAATATAGATTCTGGTATCCTCTATCTATAATAGTTTGTATTGTATCCCAACCTATATTAGCGTTTTCTACTACTAATAAAGCGTTATTCCACTCAGTAGCTATAGATACTAATAGATGACCGTAGTCTCTAGTACCCAATTGTCCTTTGTATTCTTCTACTTGTTTAGCACCTTCAATATCAATAACATGACATGCGGAATAGTCTTTACCATCACCACGAGCAACGTCAGCTACTACAATATAATTTTTTGAGTAGTCAGGATATTCCCAACGCCATAAATTACCATCAAATCCTCCTTTAGCTATTGGATCAGCTTGATATGTTTGAATATAAAAATTTAAAATATCAGGTTCAACAACTGTATCACCTGAAGTTGTAAAGTCACAGTCACATTCTTGAGCAGCGTTTCTAATTCCTAGAATAGCATCTTGTTCATCTCTCCATTTCTGAGTTCGTTCTGGGTGTACAGTCCAAGGTAATTTTAAGGCTGTAAATCCATTTTTTCCTTCTTCACCACCAATAAATGTTCTATGGAACCAATTACCTGTACCATATGGAGTTGATATTGCTATACACTGACCACCAGTAGCTAGGGTTTGTTGAGCAGAAGCGAAAATCTCATCTATACCTTCAATGAAGGCAGCCTCATCTAGTAATAGCAATGACACGGCTTCAGATCTACCTGCGTCGCCAGTCGCACCAATTGCTTTTATCTGAGATCCATTGGCTAGTTTTAGACTTAATTTATTATTTTCTATTGCTTTTAATTGTAACCAGCTGGGTAGATTATCATAGGCAAATTTAACCTTAGTAACCATATTTTTAGCTGTTTCTTGCTTAGTCGCAATACAAAGTATGTTTTTATCTTTGTTAAATAACATTAACCATAATGAATAAGCTGATGATAAGGTAGAAATACCTAATTGTCTTGACTTATTTACAATGCTATACTTGTTCTTTTTAAACTGATGTAATACTCCTTCTTGGAAAGGGTATAAATTAAATTGGATACGTCCACGTTGTGGGTGTTGTATCCAATAATACTTTTTCATGAAATAAACAGGGTCTGTAGCACATTTAATATACTCCTGTTTAATTATATCTTTAATATTCTGTTGGTCGCTCATACAACTTGTTGTATATAAATATATAAGAAGAGCCTAACCTTACGGGGTTAGACTCTAGAGCTATAATACTGAGACTATAGCGGGGGTTATTTTGATTTTTGTCTTAAATATTCTATAACATTACTAATTACACCTCCATTAGGAGCACAATCAAAATTATTAAAAATTAATTCCATTCCTAAAGCTACTTTATTTGCTTCACTAGCAGGTATATTAATTATACTATTATAAAGAGACTCGTGACTATTAACTTTTAAAAGTTTTTTAAGTTTAATATCAGCTTTATTAGCAACATTAGCTAACTCTTGCATTCTTTCAATTTCGTTCATTTTAGTTTTATTTTATTTCACTAACATCAAATATACTAAACC